TCGTGTCTAATTACACAAAAACAACTAACTTTACTGCGAAAGATTCGTTACCTACTGGTAATACGAATAAGATTATTCGTGGTTCAGAGTTCGATACTGAATTCAATAATATTGTTACAGCAGTAACCACTAAAGCTGACTTAGCAAGTCCTGCTTTGACTGGAACTGCTACAGCCGTTAATTTAACTGTTTCTGGAACTATGACTGCTTCTAGCGGTATGACTCTAACAGGTACGCTAACAGGCGGAACCATTGATGGCGGTACATACTAATTATGGCAGAGATTATTGACAAGCAGATGTCTGCTACGGAGATTATCCGTAAAGACCTAGAGCGTGGTGGCTTTACCAAACAAGAAGAGAAATTCTTAAAAGGTTTAGCCCTATTGATTAAACAAGAAAAAGCAGTAGTTGTTAGACACAACAATACTGTGTTTGTCGGTATCCGTAAAGAACCCGGCGTATTAGAAGTGCATATGTACACACTAGATACTCCTAATATGCTGTTAGGCGCAATGAAGGTCGGGATTGATGCAGTCAAGAAATCTGGTGTAAAAAAACTTCTCATTGAAACTGAAAATTACAAATTAATAAAAATGTTGCAACAAATGAATTTACCTATTGAAGAAAAGAAAAAAGGTAAAATGTTTACAGTGACAGTGAGGATAAACTAAAATGGGCGGAGCCGTTGCAGCAGTTGTTGATGTGGTCTCTGATGTCGGAGAAGCCGTTGGAGGTGCCGTTGCGGATGTCGGAGAAGCCGTTGGAGGTGCGCTTGGCGATGCTGGTGAATTTATTGACCAGAATGTCTTACAGCCAGCACTACAAGACCCTGTAGGTACTATTGTAAAAGTGGCAGCGGTTGCTGCAGCCCCGGCTACCGGAGGAACATCGTTGTATGCTATTCCTGCTTATACTGCAGCTAAAGCAATTGATGCTGGATTACCTATCGAAGATGTAGCATTTAGAGCAGCCGTTTCTGCTGCGGCAACTGCTGCAGGTGTAGAAGTTAGTGACTATATTGGAACAATGGCAGAGTTTGGTACTGAGCTTGGTTCTCAACAAACAGCAATGTTAGCAGCACAGAATGCTGGTATTGGTACAGGTAGTGCAGTATCAACTGCAGCAGGACAAGTTGCTGGTGGCGCTACTTCAGGTGCAATTGGTTCTGGTGTCACAGGTGGAGATATTGGACAAGGATTATTGTCTGGCGCAACAAATGCAGCTATTGGACAAGGTGTTAATACAGCAGTAGATTATGGGTCTGGTTTATTGACCCCATCAACAGTGCCAAGCAATGTAGTAGCAAGTAATACTTCAGGAGTCACTTCAGATTTTGGTGTTGACCCTACTTATCAAGCATTACAAAATGCTATTAATAGCGGTGATATTATACCGAATAGACCATTAACACAAGCGGAGTTACAAGCAGCAGGAATAACTACAGGGAATACAGGTATGGATGAGAATTTTTATGACATATTCGGTAATAATGCCGATGCTGGATTAGCGTTTGTTAATCCACCATTAAACTTAGGGGATGTAGAAGCTCAAGATGGAGGTTTCTACGGAGGAGCAGCTCCAGCAAACCCATACGAAAATATGTCCGACACTCAGCTTGCTGCTGTGATTGCGAGTCGGGACGGTACGGATACAAACACGGCATTAAATATTGTTAAACAGCTTGGAACACAAGCAGTTAGATCATTACTTGGTGGCGGTAGCCGTCCAGCAGGACAAGGCGGAGCGACTGGAAATACGGGTTTAGGTGGTTTACTCGGTGCTGGTGCTAACTATTTCTTGTCTGACGCTGCTCGTAGAGCAATTCAGGCTGCTTCACAGCAATCAGCTCAACAGCAGTTAGAAGCTACTCGCAGAGCAGAACAGTTTGCTACATTTAGACCAGTTGGTGTTACTACTGCTTTTGGTCAATCACAGTTTCAGTTTGACCCAACAACAGGACAGCTAGTATCAGCAGGATACACTGCTACTCCCGAAGTGGCTGCACAGCGTCAGCGTCTCTTTACTCTCGGTGCTGAAGCACTGCCAACTACTGCAGACACCACTGCATTACAACAACAATATCTTGAGCAACAGCGTGGCTTATTAGCACCAAGTCGTGAGCAGCAGTTTGCACAGTTACGCAATCGTCAATTCCAGCGTGGTACAGGCGGTTTAGCTACTGGTGGAACAACGGCGGGCTATACTACTAGCGCTCCCGGTCTAATGCAGACTAACCCTGAGATGGCTGCTTATTTTAACGCACTTGCACGAGAAGACGCTACTTTAGCAGCTAACGCTCCTACTTATGCTCAGAATCTACTAAATCAGCGAATTGCTTCTGGTACAAACCTATTTACTCAGGCTGGTAACTTAGAGACGATGGCACAACAGCCATTAACAATAGGTACTGGATTAGGAACGCAAGTAGCTACAGCAGGTTCAAGAGCAGGACTATATGGATTAACTGGAACACAGGGAGCTGCTCAGACACAGCTATACGGTAATGTGGCTAATGCTTCTGGTCAGTTAGGGCAAGCTCAAGGACTGCTTACTGGTGTAAGTCCTTATTTACAGCAAGCTGGTAACTATGCAATTAACAACTGGCTATCATAAGGAATAATCATGGCAGATATGTTTGATAAAGAAGAATTAAGTCTAGTTGGTGGTTTGTTTACAAATACTTTAGCAACAGCAGAAGCAGAGAAGTTAGCACAGCAAGAAGCTGCCTACAAGCGCTTTAGCGGTGCTGCTGGCACACAGAATCCTTTTGCTGGTTTAGCTGGTCTATCTGGAATGTTTGGCACTGCTGCAGGACAGGAATTGCGTGGTTTAGCTGGATACCAAAGCCCTACAGTGCAGCGTGTGTCTCAACAACAACAGTTACTAGGTGGTGTTGACTTTACAGAACTTGAGTCTCTGACCAAAGGCGCACAACAGGCAGCTGCTGCTGGTCGTCCTGATATTGCTGAGGCACTTGCTAAAAAAGCATTGGAAATTAGAACTAAAATAGACGAGAGACAAGCAACTCGTGATACCCAATTATTAATTGCTCGTGAAAGAATTCAAGGTCAATTAGATGCTGCAATTCAGCGTGGTGCTGACCAAAAAGAAATAGCAAGAATTATGACCGAAGGTCGTCGAGACATTGCTGCATTAACGGCATCGTTAAAAGGACCAAGAACATTATCTGCAAGTTTACAAAAAGACGAAGGTAAAGATTTAGAAACTATTGATAGCTATGTTGCCCAGAGAAGTGCCTTAGATTCTTCTATTCGAGCTTTAACACCAAATCAAAAAGGCATTAGGTCGTTAGAATTAGGACCAGTAAAGAATGCAGAATATCTTGCTCGTAACGCTTCTGGTAATTCTACTCCAGAAAGCCGAGCTTACGAAGCATTGAAATCATCAGTTGACACGGCTGTTAATTTACAAGTTAGTGCTGAAAAAGGTGTACAAACAGACAAGGATGTGCTGCGTTTTGCTCAAGCGCTGATTGCAGCGTACGGACGCAATGATAGTGAAGCAACTTTCCAAGCATTAAAACGCTATCAACAGTCTATTATTGATGCTGAGAACAGAACTAAAGCTCGTGTTGAATCTCGTAGAAAATCTCAAGGCATTGAAGAATATGGTTTTGGAACTTCGCAAGCACCAGCAGGTGAGAAGAAGACCAAGACTATTACTTTAAAAAATGGTACCGTTGTAACTGTTGAAGAGTAAGGATAAAAATGCCTAAGTATACAATTAATGGACAAACAGTCAATTCTCCTACTGCATTATCGGAAGATGATTTATTAGAATTGTCGCAGCAGTTAGGCGGAACTGTGCCACAACCACAACCAACAGCGGCTGCTCCTTCGGATGTCCCTGCTGTAGCCGCACAACCGACACAGGTACAACAACAGCCTGAGCCACAGAAACGCTCTATGCTCAATGAATTTGGTCGTCAAATAGGTTTAACAGGTAGAGCAGCCTATGAAGCATTTACTTCTCCAGCACTTGCTGTCTTAGAAGCGGGTCGTGGTGCGTATAATTTAGGCGCTCAAGCATTGGGTTCTGAAAGCAGAATACCATCTTTTGCTCAAGCACAGAGTCAAATGCTTGGTCAAGTGTTACCGACTCCGGAGAACACAACAGAACGGGCAGTACAGGCTGGCACACAAGCAATGTTAAGTACTGCTGGTTTAGCTAAAGTTGCTCCTAATGTTCCAGCATTGGCATCAGACATGGCTAGACAAATTCCATCGGCTGCTGTTGCTGGTTTAGTTAGCCAGCCTATTGCAGAAAAGGTTAAAGATATTACTGGAAGTGATTTGGCTGCCTTAGTTGCGGGTGTTGGTTTTGGTACAGTTGGTGCTGCCGCAACAGGGAAAGTATTAAGCGCTACTGCTCCCGGTAAAGCACCTTTATTTACAATGGAAGAAGTAAAAAAGAGAGCATCTGACTCGTATAATAAAATGGATGCACAAGGAGTGTCAATTAAGCCACAATCAACATTAAACTTAGTTGACGATATTCGAGTTGATTTAGACAACATTGGGCGAATGGTCCCCGGCACAGCTCAAGCTGATTCAGTAAATGCCACTTTAAATAAAGTTAATACAATTATTAGTCAACAGCCACAGGGTGTGTCTTTTACTGCATTAGAGAAAATTCGTAGTACTCTAAATGATTTACGCATGAGTAAAGATGCAGATATTAGTCGGCTTGGTGGTATCGCTGTTTCAAGAGTAGATGATTATATTAGTAACTTAACTGGTAAAGATATTATTGCTGGTAAAGCTGGGCTGGATGACGCTGTTAAGAATGTTATGTCGGCAAGAAAAGACTGGAGAAATGCTAGTCGTGCTTCAGTATTAGATGATGCCTTAAATACAGCAGAAGCAAAAGCATTAGACCCAAAAGCATCTGAAAGTGAGTTAATTCGTCGAGGTTTTATTAATATTGCAGGCAATAAAGATAAGATGAATTTATTTAACAAAACTGAACAAAACATCATTAAATCGGTTGCTCAGGGTGGTACTTTAGACCCAGTGTTAACTTTAGCCGCACAGTTTAGTCCTTTGAGGTCTAAATTAGCTGCTGCTGGTGGTGCATATGCGTTCACACAAGCTCCTGTGGCAACCACAGTCGTAGCTGGAACTGGATTAACTGCTGATTTATTACAAGGTGCATTGCGTCGTAGAGCAGCACAACAAGCTGTTAAACAGATTGCATCAGGCGCTCAAGCACCAGCACCGAACTTAGGCTATGTTGGGTTACTAAGTGGTGCGTTAAATCCTCCGGGACAATAATAAGACTATGAGATATGTCAGACCAATTTGGGTTTATCGAAGGAGCAAAGTCTGTAACCAGTAGCATGGATGCCAGCCGTGAGGCTAGTAAGTCCATCACTAAGAGTATTGTCGATGTACAAAAGGACGCTGCAGCAGTAGCACAGCAGAAAGACCTAGAGCGTAAGAGACATATAAAAGAATCTCAGGTCTTAAAAGAGCAGTACTTCAAGAGAGCAATGATGGAATGGCAACGCCAAGAAACCATCCGTATCGAGGAAGCTAAAGTCAAAGCTGATTTCATTAAGAAGCATGGCGCTAAACGCTGGGGTGAAATCGAATCTATTAAACAAAAGATAGAGAAACAAGATAATGAACTTACGAGAGAGTTTAAACACGATTTGGCAAAGGTTCGTAGAGCAATGTTCATGTGCTATGCAGTGGCTGCGATCATTGCTTGGTATCTAACTTGGGGGTATAAACAATAATGTTACCATTAATGGCACTATTCGATGTTGGGATGAAAGTCCTAGATAAATTTATTCCTGACCCTGAAGCTAAGGCTAAGGCGCAGAAAGAGTTGCTACAGATGCAACAAGAAGGTAAGTTAGCTGAGTTAAACGCTGACAATATTGAGGCACAAGAGCTTACTAAGCGTCAACAAGCAGACATGGCTAGTGATAGCTGGTTGTCGAAGAACATACGACCTATGACGCTAGTGTTCATTCTCTTAGTCTATTCTGCCTTTGCTACGATGTCAGCATGGGATATAGAAGTAAACAACAACTATGTTGAACTACTAGGTCAGTGGGGAATGTTGATTATGTCTTTCTATTTCGGTGGTCGTTCGCTGGAGAAGATAATGGAAATGAAGAAAGGTAAGAATGAATCTAAGTCCTAACTTCACTTTAGAAGAACTGACTCACTCTGAAGTAGCAGAGCGTAAGAACCTAGACAATACTCCTAACGCTACAGAGATTGCTAATCTAACTCGATTGGCAGCCTTGCTAGAGCAAGTTAGAACCCTCCTAAACAAGCCAATCATGATTAACTCAGGCTTTAGGTCTAAACCAGTCAACGACTCTGTCGGTAGCAAGGACACTAGCCAGCATAGGCTAGGTTGTGCTGCTGATATAAGAGTCCCCGGAATGACCCCTAAACAGGTCGTAGAGGCGTGTATTGCTGCGGATATACCCTACCATCAAATCATAGAAGAATTCGGCTCTTGGACGCATATAAGCGTTCCTAATGGTGCTTCTGACACACCTAAGAAACAAGCCTTAATTATTGATAAGGCTGGTACTAGAAATTTCGTGTAACACAATGTCGGTATTTATTAACATTTACCGACAATTTGTACA